GAGAATCCCCCCCTGTAATCCCCCCCTTTATCTCCTCTTATACGTAACCATGTCAATGCACAAACGTCTCGTGGTGAACATACGCACAACCATGTTCGCAATGCTAAAATGCACTAAGCTTCCTCACCAAGCAAGCTTGGACTCAGCTTGACATTGCAAACAGAACGATGCGTATGTTCTTAAAATTCCTATGATTGATGATACTATGGGTAATACTGCACTACATTCATATCGTAATGATATGCATCTTCGTTCCCCAACCACTATTAGTTATTACCGAAGTATGCTCTTCCAGTCCTCGCCCTTCACCTTAGGCTAGAAAAACATCCACTCACGCATGGCTAGTGATTTATTACAATCATACGTACTGTTCTTTTACCATTCGCCATGCTCCCGTTGCGTTATTCTAGCTATCGTCATGTCTACGAATGAAGTACAGTTCATTCGTATATCAGATCACGGCTTGTTCTGCGTTGCTTCAGCCCATTAACTTTTGTCGCAAAAGTTACAAAACAGACCGACACGTACTGTTCTTTTACCATTGGGTTATTACAATCACGTGAGGTATTTTTGCAAGATTATACTTCGTGTTTTATATCACTCTCACCTACAACAAAGCCTAACAACAAATAGCAATCTAGGCTACAGACATATCTATGTGGCTATTTGTTGTAATGCTTTCTAGCAGGCCGACAACGTCAATAGACAATTTATCCAAAAATATATTCATATTTTCGGCAGACATTTGTCCAGTAATAAATACTATTAGTTATTTTTCGAATTGATTACTTCCCTAAATGTAAATTATTGACGTCATCCGAGAGCGATATCTAACAGAAGCATAAGCAAAATACCTACGTGGTGTAGGTGTTATTAACTATGGAGATGAATATGGCACACATTACTTATGATTTTATGACAAACAATATGACAACTGTAAAAGCAACTGCATTAGATAAAGAGTACTACTCAATGTTATTAAGAGCATCAAAGAAGTACGATCACTATGACAAAACTTGGAAGATATATAATTATGCAGTAGATATAACACAATCTCACAGTCAAGCATTAAACATTGCTTTTCAAGAGTTATGGTTACACACAGAGGGCATGGCTAATTTTTATTACGATGGGGAGAAAGTATAATGATACCTACATTTAATACTAAAGAAGAATATCTATCAGAGATATGGATAGAGCTAACTGATAATGTCATAGATAAAGTATTCAATGACGATCAAGATGCACATCATGAGTTCAAACTGGTGACGAACTATGTCAACTGGTTAAAACCACAAACATTTGATGCAGTCAAAGAAGCTTATCAAGAGTTAGTTCACTCTGGTGCAATCGAGATTGTGTAGTCACAAGGCTACACATACAACCGAGCATAATGCTCACACATAATAGTCAAACATATAGGAGATACACATGACTAAATTACAAACTAAAGACACTAACGTTACTATCACAGACTTACTTATCGAATCATTCAACTTCGCAGAGGTTGAAGATGATGCCAAGAGAAAGAAATACTCAGGGCCTCAGGATACAGCTACCGATACAGGTCAAGACAATCCATTCTGGAATATATCTTTACTTGTTAGGATAGGTGGTTACTGTGCTACTGCAGAACGTTCTTATCATAAAGGTATGAAACGTCAGGATGAGATAGAGAGAATGCTCGAAGATGGCAAGGACTTCATGGCTGATGCATACTATCAGAATGAGGCATCGATTGAGAATGCTCAACGTGAGATGCTAATCTTCAGAGACTTCTTTCAAGATACATTCGGATCACCTTGGATGGGTCTTGACAAGTATACTGACATGCTTAATGAGATATTCTCACCTAAGACCTTAGGTTCTTCTAACAAGTCTCAGCTAAAGGACAAGGCATCGAGTGCTTTACTTGCTATCAGAGCCAAGAAGACTGGCAGAACTGTAGCTGAACAGCAGGTCTTTGAGGATAAGATAGCAGAACATCTTGCTCTAAAGGTCAAGCTACCTCAAGATATATGTAAGCTTCCACAAGACAAAGCTAACAAGATACTCAACGATAGCATCAAGAATGTCGCTTAATTATTCCCCAGTACGGCAGGCATCACAGCTTGCCGTACATAATTACGTACATCGAGTCTGTATTTAACATCGCATGAAAGGAGTATTGCGTACCACTCGCAGGCTCGTTGCAATACACTAGTGCATATTCTAATTAATCACTAGCATCGTACCACAACAACCAACCAGTAACCTTCCTCGCTTCGCTCGGATCAACCAAAGTGTGTGATAGCGTGTCGGCTTTACTGTCTTGACGAAATTCAATTTCGTTTTAAAATAAACTATAACAAAAGGAGAATACAAAATGGATGGATCACAAACAATATTACAGGACTACGATTTCCCAGTCGAGGTTGTACCGTTAGTCGCTGTTAAAGAACTACAGGATGGATGGAAGTCACAAGAATATCCTGTTCCACCTAACATGCAGAAAGCTATTGTACGTACAGATACAGGTCACGTACTTGGTACTCATGGTGGTGCGTACAAGATGGTCAAGCATGCAGACATTGTAGATCGTATGCAATCTGCAATAGATATGTCAGTCATATCCAAAGACTATGAACATACACAAACCATATATGAGAATGGTGCTAAGATGAAAGGCAAGATAGCATTCAATGACTTAGTTGTTGAGCCTCAAGTTGGTGACTACATTCGCTTTCAGGTTGAGTACCTGAACTCATACGATGGTATGTGGTCTATCATGATTAAAGCTCAAGGCTATAGATTGTGGTGCGACAATGGTTGTGCTTCTGCTAACTCACTATCATATGATAGGAGCAAGCATACCACTGGCTTCAATCTAGCAGGTACATCTGCAAAGATACGCAATGCATTGACTACATTCTGGGATAACAAAGATGTATGGCAACAGTACGCATCGATGCCAGTATCACCATCACAAGCTGAGCATTTCCTCAAGGCTACAATCTGTAATCGTCATTCACATACAACGCAAGCAAAGGTTAACGAAACTAAATTAGAAAAGCTTATGGGTTTGTACAACACAGAATCACAGAAGCTTGGCCGTAACAAGTGGGCATTGTACAATGCACTTACTTGGTGGTCATCGCATGCTGATGATGCCAACCATCCTCACCGGGCAGAGGTGCTTCGCCACAACGAGGTAACCAAAGCCATCTCATCTGCTAGATGGGAAGGTGTAGGAAAAAGCCTAACCTAATTCCCATATGGGAATAGCTGTCTACTAAAAACCCATTAATAAATTACTCCTATTATTATTAGTGGGATTTGCCCTTTAGTAGACAGCACCTATCTAACATGCCGAAAGGTTACAGTCTTTAAACGGCCTATAGTCTATCCTGTAAGCTGACATTAAGTTCACTTGTGATGACAGATAGGTAGATAATGTTAGATAATGTACATGCACGTTATACCACTGGTTCAATCGGGTCTGAGGTATGTCATCGTGAAGTCACACGTAAGAGATCAACAGTCTAGCTAACTGTCAGCAAGTGACGTGCTTGTATATACTAAACTAAAATTCTGCATAGCCTTAAGTCAAGTAAGGTCTTTCGTATCCTGAAACGGAGGCTATGCAGAAACTAACACAACAACAAAGGAGAACACTATGGATTCATTCAATGAATATCTAACATCGCTAATCGGTCAATCAGTTGAACGAGAATGTGATGCAGTCAATATTGCCAATGCAATTTGTGACTTGGCTACGTCAGTACACAGACCTAGCTTTGTAGAAAGCACCAAGAAACAATGGCATCAATGGCAAGAGCAACCAATGCTAGAGCATTATGGTGTAACAGAAACAGTAAAGGAGTATAGCCATGAATAGACCGGAAACATTAACAGTAACATTATCTTTATTAGAATGGAGAGTTATATTAGATGCATTAGCACAAGCAAACACAAATGCTAATCATGACGATAAAGATAATGCACCACGTGGATGGGCAGCAGATTCCATACTTGCAAAGTATGCATATGCATGTGTACCAACACATCATCGTTATAAAAATGTTTCGATTGAAACATTAAAACAATTAAAAATAATACATCCATATGATTATGAAACCAATGATTATTACAAGGAGAATACGAATGAGTAGACTAAGTGATCAGTGTATAGAAGTTGAGCAACGCTTTGGCGAGTTGCTTGAAGAGATGACTAACGAGCAGGCCATCGAGCATATACGCAAAGAGTATAGTGTGTCACATGCATTTGCATGTGCTGCACTTATAAAGCAATGGAATGAAGAGGATGATGCGTCATGTCTAATCCAGTAAATGAAAGTATAGTAGAAATAATAAGTAAGAATACTGATACTGCCAACAACTATGGCAAGCTAACTGCTTTGTATCAGGTATTAAATTATATTCAGAGAGAGATAAATAAATTAGAATCTCAATTACCTCCTGAAGATAAATAAATTATATGCTTGCACATGTTGCATATATGCAGTAGTTCTGTATGTATGGTATTGTGCAAGTATATACAACAGCTTCAAGACATAGCTTCCAATAATAATGTGCGTTTGAAAGACATGTTTATTGTAGCAGGTGTGCCTACCAGTACATACTATAGAGCAATGAACGGAATGGATTTAAGATTTGACACAGCACAAAGAATACTCGAAGCATTCAGACATGTTCAACTACAGGGCAGTACCAGTTCCAATCAATCCTAATTGGAAGGAATTAGTTTCGTCACTAGTAAGAAAGCGTAACGAAATGCAATTATCTCAGGAAGCATTAGCCTACAAGATTGGATGTGCCGATAGCCTAATAGGTAAGTGGGAAAGATATGAACGCTTGCCTTCAGGCTTTATGCTTTTAGATTGGATCGAAGCTTTAGATTGTAAGCTAAAAGTTCAATGAAGAAATGTGATGTGTGTAGTACACACAGCAGATACTTTACGAAAGTAAAGAGTAGTAGAACTTTCTTTGTTTGTTTTAACTGTAAGGAGAAATCAAATTGGCAAGCACATCTAGCAGAAAAGGAACATACCATGAGAACTTCTTCGTCAAACTCTTCAACTCGTGGAAGATCAAAACAAAGCGTCAGCCTCTTAGTGGAGCGTTGGGAGGCGAATATAAAGGCGACCTTGTCATCAACCTCAACGGACAAGAAGTAATCTGTGAAGTAAAGTATCGTAAGAATAGCAGCTTCCCATCCCCATTCACAACAATGATCAACCGGGATGCTGTTATATATAAGAGAGGTGGTAATGCAGAACCTAGATGGGTTATGTTTTTATCAGAGTCAACAGTAAAGAAACTATGGAGAACCAAATGACTAAGAAAAACGAAATGACTAAACCAAATTTAACAACAGAACAATTTACTGCTATAGAAGAATCATATCATGTGATGCGTAACATTTTAAATAGCACTTACGATATACAAGATATTTATTTATCTGATTTAAAAAAACTTGATGAAACATTTCATCAATTAGGAATACAATTTGATTTAAAAGAGATCGATTGGTAAGTATGTCATTCAAAAATATCCAAGGTATCTTGGATGCTGATGTTGGTGATCCAGTAGCCAAGCTTGTGCTATTGACAATCAATCATTATGCAAACCAAGAAACCATGATTGCTTACCCATCCATTAGTACGATTGCAAATAAGTCTGGACTCAGTGAACGAACTGTCATTCGTAAGCTTGAATACCTTGTCAACAAAAATTTTTTGATTCGCAAACGTCAGGGAAAGAATCAGGTTAACATATATAGAGTACGGAAGTGTCAGCCTGTCACTGTGGAAGTGACAGAGTGTCACTCAGAGGGTGACACAGTGACACACGAACCTACTAATAACATACTATCTAACAGAAAGAAGGGCAATGCAGTTACAATTAAGCCACAACAAACAACAAGTAGCGTTAAAAAGTCTAACAACTACAACCCCAAAAGAGATCGAGCAAAAAGTTCTTTCTTCTTTGGCATCAATTCTAAACTACGAGGAAGTACTTAACAATGACTTCAGTGTGCGTGGATACAAACTAGTCGAGCAGCCTACCCGTGGGCAAATAGATAAGGCTTTAAATGTACTTGCGTATGCCATGACACCTATGCCACTAGAGCAAATGGAACAAGAGCTTCTCAAATGTATGATGGTTATGGTCAAGCCATCACAAGAATCACAATCAGATATCGCTATGCGTATACGTCTGATTGCTGAAGGCTTGCAAGATTATCCTGCTGATATCTTCTTGCATGCCGTCAAGCATGTATCTAAGACAAAGACATTCTTTCCTAGCTTGTCTGAGTTTCGGAATGCAGGCGAATGGCGATACCAAAAGCGTGTCAAGCTATTAGATATGCTAGAGTTAGCCCAAAATAATGCACAACAGGGCTAGTAATTGGTGCAATAATGCAGTAAAATAAAACAAAAAGGAGAACACAATGAGCGTAGTTAATCTAAAGCCACCGGTTCGTGACCCCAAATGGCGAATGGGATTCATCGGTGGATCAGATGCAGTCAAGATTATGAGTGGTGACTGGCATCAGTTATGGTTAGAGAAAACAGGACAGGGTCAACCTGTTGATTTGTCTGATCAATTCAACGTACAACTTGGTACATACACAGAAGACTTTAACATTGCTTGGTTTGAGCATGAATATAATTTACAAGTACTTGCCTTTCAACATGAAGTATCCAGTAAAATAGATGGCATACCTTTCAAGGCTACACTTGATGGAGTGCTAAAAGAAAATGGTAAAGATGTTGGCCTCGAATGCAAGCACACCAGTTCATTCAGAAAGTTTGATGATATACTTGCTTACTACACACCACAGATACAACTGTATATGAAAGTAGCCAAGCTAGATAAGATGTATCTATCAGTTATCTTTGGTAACCAATGGGAATGCAAGCTTATTGAACGTAGTGAAGATGAGTGGCAACGCATGCTACCTATACTCAAAGACTTTTGGAATCATGTAGAGAATAACATACCACCAAGTGCTGACATGCCAAATGAATTGCCAACTGGAGTACAGCACATGACTATAGATAACATGGTGGCACGTGATGCTAGTCAAGATAACTTCTTCGTAGAGTTACAACATCATTACATTGCTCACTATGATGACACAAAAATATTTGAGAACGCCAAGAAAGAACTCAAGTCTCTTGTACAATCTAATGAACGTGAGGTTTACACCGACAAGCTATCAATCAAACGCAACAAACGTGGTGCATTAACCATACATATTAAGGAGATAAACGATGGCTAAATATAGAGTAAAAACTATAGAGACTAAAGAAAATTTCTATATTGTTGAAGCTACTTCATTAAAAGAAGCTGAAGAAAAATACGTTAATTATGATCCAGTTATTAGTCATCCTAAAAGCGAAGATGTGGAATCTGTCATGAGTGTAGAATCATGATGACATACCTAGAAAAGAAAAAGAAATGGTGGGAGTATCACAAAGATAATCCACATGTATACAATTACTTTACCAAGTATACATTACAAGCAATTAGCAGTGGTGCAAAGAAATGTTCACCATGGTTAATCGTAGGTCGTATCAGATGGGAGACAGCCATCACTACTTCAGACGTAGACTTTAAAATAAGCAATGATTATATAGCCTTTTACTCTAGGCTATTCATGCACGACAATCCTGCACATAAAGGATTCTTTAAAACTAAACCAATGAAAGGAGAGACTCTTGTCTAATCAAAATAAAAGTGGGGTTAAGCCCACAACAAACTCAACCCCGGGTGTCAACGTGGGAGAACACAAGACAAGTAACAGTACCAAAAATACTGAGCCTTGTAAATCACTTAACGAAGCAATGTCTAAATTTCAGCAGTTAAATATATCTGCATTGAAAAGTAGTAGCAATCCATTCTTCCACAGTAGCTACGCAGACTTGACTAGTGTTATCAATGCTGCCAATCATGGAGCAGAGTTTGGCTTGTCATTCTCTCAATCAGTAAAGTATGAGAACTGCATACTTGCTGATGGTGAGCATAAGCAACGTATGCATATGTCTATATATGTAGAGACAACAGTTTCGCATAGTAATGATGACGCAACGTTGACTAGCTTCGTGCCAGTTCTTATCAAGAGAGGTAAAGAAGATGACGCACAAGCAATGGGTAGTGCGATTACCTACGCAAAACGTTATGCATTGCAAGCAATCTTAGGGTTGGCATCTGATGATGATGGCAATGCCGCAAGTGATACTGCTAATAAAAAAGATATTGGCCCTATCAATACTAAAACATCTAACCATAAATCAAGTAGGAGTTTCTAATGGATCAACAATATGACGACACAGACAGAGGTGCATTCTTTGCACCTCGTGAAAACAATGTTCTTGTAGGACAAGGCAAGCTAAACAGCAATGGCAACGAAGAGTATCATGTCATTGTCAAAGCTACACTACCATCCGGTAAAGTAATACGTGAGATATACAAAAAGGTTGGTGTGCTTTTCGAAAATCAAAGTGACAATCCTAAAGCACCACATCTTTCTGGTGACTATGAAGAACGACGTTTAGCAATATGGTTTGCCACATCACAAGCAGGTAATGATTATATGGATGCAAAGGTAAGCGATAAGATGGCCACTCAAGGCTCTCAGAGCATCACTGGTAGCTCTAATCAATATCAAGCTATCAAACAGGGTACTGCAAATGTTGAAGAGTTCACAGACGAAGTTCCATTCTAATGATTGATAGAGTAACCTATAATGGTAGATCAGAATTAGCTGAAGCAAAGATTCTTAACATGTCCGTAGCTAAATACTTCGGACTTGTTAAAGAATATGCAGAGCTTCTACGTGATACAAAAAAGTTAAATGAAAAAGTATTAGCTAGAGATGGAGAAAAAGCTGAGTTAAATATAATGTATGCTGTAAGATATAATCTAAACTATCTTATAGAGAAGAAATTAGTAGGAGATAAAAATGAAAACAGCAGGCCCAATAAGAAACAATAGTCAATGCGAAGACTGTGGCACAAACATAGAGATGAGCAAGTATCAATATGGAAAGCTATGCCGGGAATGCAAAGGCGATAGAAGACAAGGCAATGCAGAGTTACGACAGATATTTAAAGACTTACAAAAACGTAATAAAACAATAGAAGAAGAAAAAGAAGACTGGTCAACACAAAACATAAAAACCAATGACAATCAAATGTATAGACATCGTAGGTTCGAATGACTTTCGGTTACGAAAGTTATTCTATGTCTTAACGTTTTGCATACGTACCACTAAACGACCTGCTCTATTTGGCACTTGTTTATACCACCTAGAGTTAGTCATTTCATACGCAGCTTCAAACCAATCACGTTGATCGACTGCTTTCTTCATGTTCTTAAATTTAGATAGCCTTGGTCTACCCATATTAAACATCATATTGGCAATGACATGTTGCACATCTACTGGTAGTACATCAAAGTCTTTGTAAAGTTTTTTACATTCATCTATTGTTACGTGTATATCTTGAGCAAGGCAGTTGTTAACTCTTTCCTCAGATACAGGAGTACCCACAGACTTTTCATATTCCTCATCCCATTCAGTAATTAAATGACCTACACCCATAGTAGGTAAGCCTAAGTGATCAAGATAGACTTCGTGCTTAACACCTTCATCTTCAATGATCTCTTTCTTAAATTCCTCCATATTCATTTCGTCAATCCCTTTTGCTTTTCATATGTTCTAAGTCCACCTAAACCTAACATACCCATCAACACTGTCATCAATGATCCCATGTCAAATGTAGGTAACTCAGGTATAGCAATTCCTAAATATGCACACAAGAATATAGTTATTGGTGCTAATACAAAATGCCAACAGAGTGCTACACCACAAGTCCAACCAATGAAAGGCCTCCATCCTGCAACAAAAATAGACTTGTGTTGTGCCTCTGCTTTGTTGATTTCAAGCTGACCTTTAGCTAGTTCTTGTGCATGATTCTCAGCCATTGTTGCCACCTCATGTGCCAACTTATTCTTCATGTCTTTGTCTTCAATAAACTTACCGAGTAAATTGCTTACTGGCCCAATCAATGCTGTTAACATTACTTATGCTCCTTATGTTCGTGACCCATCCATATACCAAATACACCTGTCATTACACCCATAACCACAGATACAAAGGCTGACTGTGCAGCAGTTGGTGCATCTAAATCCATAAACCATTCAGCACATCTCCATGACATAACTGTACTAGCAAGCATCATACATCTTGGTAGTATTTTCCATTTAAGAAATTGTTCAACTGTAACCATTAGTACACCTTTACCTTATCTGTATCTACAAAAGGTACGAGCTTACATATACACTCATATGTTTGTGTCTCATTGTTTTTTATAAACGATTGATTGTCGAGAACATCCCTGTAATGTAAGCAAACATTTACATTACGAAAATATATACCACCATTAACAATGCCATTTAATGTACAAGCAAGTAAGAAAGCTGTCATATCAAACCTTTCTTTTTAGCTATGATTGCCAGTACTGTAACAACACCTGATAATAAAGCAGTAATAAGTATAGCCAGTACAACTTTCATTACTGTTTCTTTTATTTGCTCTTTGCGTTTCTCTGCTTTAATACGAGCATCTCTTCTAGCTTTGCGTGCATCAGCACAGTAAGATACATAGTCATTATACAGACCTGCCCTACCATATAGCTGCATGAACTCTCTAAGTTGTTCGTTCTTAACTCGTATCTCTTCCAAAGCCATAAACTCTTCTAGGTCATTGTCTTCCTTGCCTAGAAAGTTAGTCCAGATACTATTCTTTTTTTTATGTAAATCTTGTTTGAGTTGTTCTTCAGCACTAACAAATTTAGATATTGCTGCACCTGCTGAAGATAGTTCACGACCATTCTGTATGGTCTGTTTGATAATTGCAAAAGCACTATTAGCGACCACTAGCATTTCAAGCATAGTGTCACCTCAATAGCAAACCTACCATCATAACTATCATAGTACCTGCTGTACCAATCATAATATGCTCTATACGTTTGATGCGTAAGATAGTTTCTTTCCATCTCTCAGCACAGACAGCTTCATGTGTGTCTATCTGTGCTTTTACATCAGATGCCTTAACCATTAACAACCTCGTCATCTTCTTTGTCTTCAGACTTTACAGATTCAATTAACGAATTAGTAAAAGCATTTTGTGCTACAGTTACTTGATCTAACTGAAACTTGAGACTACCTGCTTTAGTTTGTAAGTCTCTAATCTGATTGATAAAGTAACTTTGGTCTTGAGATAAGTCTTCTTCTTTATACTCTGTACCATCAATTGTGATTACATTTGCTGTTTGTTCACTCATGCTGTGTATCCTTGTCCTGCTGTGATTGCAGAGTTAACTGCTGTCATATCTTCATCTGTCCAATAGTCTTTAGCCACCATAATCTCTAGGTGTGCTACGTTCCTATCAACACAGTCTTGTTTCTCTTCAGCTTCATCATCTGCCATTGCATCACCTGCAATGATAGCATTGATAAGGTCTACTGAGTGACCCATAGCTGTGTAGTCTTGTGCTATTTCTTCTGCTGTTTTTTCATCCATTTTAAGCTCCTTCTAATGTTGCTATTCTTGTTTCTAAGTCTTCTATCTTTGCGATAGCTTCTTTCAATGCACCAGTTAATAATGGTACTAGTTTGGATTGGTCAATTCCCTGCATTACTGCATTGCCATCATCATCAACTTCGTTATGAGTACCAGT